GAAAAAATATCAAAGGTAAATAACCCAAATCTGATGCAATGATTCGCTCTGTATCAGACCAAGTAACTCTACCCGCCCTAAAAGCTATTTTCAGACAGTTCCCTACTATTGACCCCCTGGTTAAGCACACTGTCGATGGAGACCTCATTCAAATGAGGTTCCCCATCCAGAAATAACTCAAGTTGCAGCCGGAAACGGCATTGTAAATAGGAAGCGAGCTAGGAGGAGCCAACGGATAAGTTGTGGTGGCGTCTGCCCCCGACGGACTCTGCGCTCTTCATGCACTGGCAAACTTCTCCCGCCCCTCTAAGAAGTCACTTGATGATTGCAGAGGAGCATTTTTAGCTGCAACCTAGGCCACCAAATCGATGATGACGGTTCACCAACTCAAGGAGATCACATCGATCCTAAAGATCAACTGCCTAAGTGTTGATAACTTCTACGCTCTGACTGCCCACACAAAGGCTGAGAACGTCTCAAAGAAGGCTATCGAGACTAACGGTACCACCGTTGACTTCCTCCCCGCAATATTGTACGCAGACAATGGGGGTGTAGGACACGTTGGTATTGCCATAGGAGGACCTAGCAAGTACAAGACTTGCTACGATAATGATACGCTCTATCGTTCCCTCCTCCTATTGGCAGTTGAGCCAGAGGTGCCGGTTCCACAAGCACAACCCTAACGGGTTATTGTCAAGACCAAGGCGTCGATTAAAAAACAATCCGCCAAACCCGCACCCCCCACCAAGATCATCCCCTTCTAATAAAAGATGAACGGGATCATGAAGAGAGTCAGGACGATCGTATCTAAATACGTTCCCGGAGCCAAGATCTACACAGATCTGCCCGCATCCGACTCAGAGGCTGACAGAGACTATGTCTTCAGCTTATTTTAGCTCCAAGCTATGAATAAATTGATTGACCCTCTGCCAAGGACACAGAACCAAGTCCTAGCCCTCCACCACCATTTCAAGCACCTGTCCGGACTTTATGACAAGAAGCCGTCCGACAAGTTGGCCGTCAGATACACTCTGTAACCTGACCTCCCCCACATCGTGCTGAATGGACTATTTGGCGACGACAGCCACACAGTCGTCAAAACTATCAAGCCGGTCCCTAAAACTATTTTCCAGACCGCCGAAGCCTACAGGGAGGCCATGATGAGGCTTTACACATGCCCATCCACCGGAGCTTTTGACGCTCCCCAGAAGAAGAGGAAAAGTAAACCCCACTACACCATCCTCAAACAATATGGGACACGTGACATGATCACCAATGTCAAAGGAAAGATCCCTATTGAGTTCGCCAACTACATGGCAATGCACGGAATGGACGTGGATAAATAAACCTTGAGAGATGCCGACCACCAGAATGGCGGACATCCATGTCTGAGAACCACCGTCAACATTCTTGTTGCCGAAATGTGGTAAAGAGTCAGGAAAGCAATCCTGAAGGAGCCCGCCAGAGTCCACACTATCCTGTGTCTCGGAGATAAATTCGTCCAAACGAAGAATATCGTCGATCAGCTTTTTGGTGTCTACGTAGAAGACATCATCAGCGAGAGGGATTTCATGGCCGCCCATCCTCAGACCATCTCCTACTTCACATTAGCATCAATCTATGAAGTAGAGAGAGACAGAGAAGACTCCCTCAGGATAGCAGCTGGAGGAATAAAAGATTTGGCGTATTATCAAAACGTCTAGAACGCCTTCCAACAAGTCGCATCACAAGCAATCGGTGCACAACTCATGCTAGACCCCGCCTTTCTCCCTACCACTGTCAACGTTTTTTCTATTCGACCCAACGACACAGTTTATGACAACCTCTATCACTTTGAGGGTCATAATGGAGGAGAATTTGAGCATACCCCGGGAATCCAAGTGATATACCCAGGGACCATTTAGGATTTCGAAGCAAATGGCTTCCCTTTCCAAGGACCAGTCTATTACACCTGTTTCGACGTGCACTACTACCTCGAAGACTGGGTCCCCGCATACCCCGACGCATGGATTTACACTGTCGGTGCTAACTTTTTCCCCACACCTGGTTCGTACGTCTTACCTTGTAACGAGGGAACGGTAGACATCTCTTACTCAGAGGATGACAAATAAGTCCCCCAGTCAAGAGTTGTCATGAAGACAAGAGGCTCGGGAGTTGTTTACGAACACTCCCTTGTACATTACCCCCAGCCTCTCTTTGAGATCAACTATGGATGGTACTCCCATTTCTACGACATCAAGGTCGCATCTAAGTTTGTCCTCTCCAAACATCTCTTCAAGCCGTTTAGCACCCAGGAGTCTGTCTAGTCCCTTTACTTGATGAACCAATTCAAGGAAGTGGCTTAGCTAAAGAGCGTCTCCTCCGTGCTCAAGGTGCACAAGGAAAAAGCGATGTCAGAAGAGACGTTCGCCAGAATCTTCAGAGACCTCCGCGTACTCAACCAGTACTCCAAGCCTGTCAGAAATACCATTCTATCTATGACAAAAGGCTCGCATGACTCCCAGGTTAACGTCAAACAGGGAGGCGGCATGGGTCTCAGACAGTTATTCTTCGGAGGAAAACTGCAAGAAGCCATCCAGAGAGCCGGAAATGGATCAAACGCACAATTTAGCGTCACCATGGATTCTCAAAACGCTTACGAATACAACCAAAGGAACAGAAACATATTCGTTAGAGCCTCCGACTATTTCCTTGGGAGATCTGAGTTCAGCTACGACGCCACCAACGTCCTCTCACAACTAGAGCGCTCAATCGTCCTAAACGGAAGAATCTCCACCGAAGACATCGTGGATCTGAAGTACGCATACCAGATCCAGTCCACAGATGTCAGACTCCACCAACAGCTCGGGGAGATCTACAAGGAGAAGAAGGTTGTCAAAGAAAAGACGTAATCCCTCGGTAATAGTAAGACCGCAACCCCTTCCTAGATGAATGTTGTATCTGCCTAGTCTTACTACTACGCAAAGAGGCCAGACCTAGGTCCCCTCGTCAACCCATGCCCATATGTCATCACCGACATGGGCCCGTGGAACGTCCAAGTTGGACTCATTCAGAGATGGATGGAAGATCACATCGAGCCTTGCATACTAGCAAACGACATGACCCTCCAACCATTCTCCACTTATGAGAATGACAAGCCTGTAACTCAATCAGGCTGGACCACCATCACCAATGGGATGACCCTTTCCGAGTTTGAATACTCCAGCAAAATTCGCTAGAACTACATCTCTGCCCTTTCACGTCAAATGTCAGGCAGGGTCGTTTACGACCAGATGGAAGTTCACCACTTCATCCACAGATCCCGTGAGTACATTGGAAATATCACGGGCCATATGTTGCGCAATGGAATGCACATAATGGAGACTGTTGATTTGTTGGCTTACACCAACAAGGATGATTGGTCCCTCGCCAAGAGCACCATGTATCGATGCAACATCATCAAACAGCTGGGTGCCACCACCAGACAAGACTACAAAGGACATTCTATGCTGAATGTCAAGTCTGGGGAGATCTATACCACGGACGTATTTGACATCGTGGATGGATACCTTGAGGGACAAGAGAGCAGACCACGCGCAATAATGAACCCTAGCGCGAAGAAGGTCGGAATCATGGCAGCAATTCAATCTGCCTTCTGGAAGTCGGTAAAAGAAGCCTGTCCAGGATTCATACAGGGTCTCAACAAGAAGCAGCAGCTCCAGGTCATCAAGGACAACGTCAAAGACGGATGGCTATCATTCTCCATGGACGGCTCTGCATTCGACAGCTCGCAATATGCAATCCTCCAAAGAGCTGTTGACAACCATTTCTGGGAAGGGATTAGGCCAATGATAGAGTCTATCCTACGTAACCCGATCAACTCGCAACTGATCAATGACCCAGAAATTGTCCTATCAAATCTGATGGAATCTCTACTAGACACGAGGAATGTAGTTTTTACCCAAATTCCACAGATCAATGGCCCGAAATGGCCAGATGAAATAAACTAATTCTTCCAGGAATCGTTCCCCTTCACAGATGACCAACCATGGCTCAACTACACCTACACTGACATGGAAGGAACGACATTCTCAGGCCTGTCTACAAGGACAACTATGGGTAACACCCTGAGATCTCTAGCATACACATGGTATTATGCAGAGGATGCTGGAATCCCCCACCCATGGGACAACGAGATGATGTTTGTAATGGCATCGGGCGATGACGTGGTCTTATTCTGTGACCCATCGATCCGAGATTAGCTCCAAACATCAATCATGCGGCTGACCGCCAGATCCAAGGATGAGCAAAATCCTACCGGATTAGGTCAGTGCCTCAAGACCATAGAAATTGGTGAGGTTGATGAGATCACTTTTTGCTCGAAGTGGTTTTATTCCGTAGATGGAACAGTGCAGGGACTGACATATTCGAGAGATGTCAAGAAAATCCTCACGTAGAAGCAATTCTACAGCAGGAGCAACCAACTCCTACTCACCAACCCATACGTCCATAGAATGGCCATTCTCCAGGGTTTCTAAGTAGAGAAAATCACTCATTTGGTTGAGGATATGTTGGCTATCCAGCTCTCGAAACTCCCCGTGGGATATGTTGCATAATCAGCTTATGACAAATCCCAATTCATCCGTTATGCACAATGCGAAGAGGGAGATGGATATGAGATGGAACATTGGGTGAATCAGAAGATAGGACTTTCAATAGTTGATCTTCTCGAACTCGACGACTTAAGCCAAGTCAGACTCAACGGTTCCCAGGGCAGCTACGAAGAGAGTAAGACCCTCATTGTTTTCCTTAAAAAATCTAAATCAAGATATGGAAAGCAAAAGCAAACTCCGCGAAGGAGTTACTCACAAGCGCGACAACATAAGCTCCGCTAAAAACAAAAATCCTAGACAGAAGCAAAGCTAGCACTGGAAGAAAAACGCAGACGCGTACTTGTCTACAAGAGACAAGCCAGAACGACAGGATTAAGATAGAAGGAAGTAGGGAACCAGACCCTAGAGAGCGGAACAGCCATAAAATCTAAACCAGATTTTGACTGCATGGGAAGCATTTACCGTAGCTAAGCACTACCCGGGTTAACTCGAGGTGCCATACATTGCCGGGATGAACATATCCCCTAACCCAACCAAGACGTTCTCCATCAACTACACGATGCCACAAGCCTTCTCGATCTCCAGCAATCAGATGAAGAATCTGGGGACGGATGACTACCTTGTCCTTTTCTGGTCACCTGTGTGTACTCACATAGCATGGCCATTATATGGAGACAAGATGTCCGGTTTGGTAGCATTCCAAACCAACACAGTCAGCAATTCCTTCTCTGGGGGAGTCTTTAGTAACCCCGTTTACTAAAAGACAATGACTGGTGTATACGGTGACAACCTCTAATCATTTGCAGAATCAGGTTTTGTATTCGCTGGCCAACTTGACGCAGTCCTCGAGGGACCACAAGTTCAGCAATCTGGCGCGATTTATAGAGGAGCCGTCACCCTAGGTAATCTATGTTAGAGCACTTTCAACTACACAGTATAGAACCTAATTCAGATATCAACCAAGCTAAGGTAAAATGACTCAAAAATTTTACTTACTTCATCAGTTGTTAACAACTAGCTTGGGATGACGTCAAAGAGTCAACCATGGGACACATCGAATCAAAGCCCCCCAGACAATATGGACTAGGAGATAGTCGACTTTGTCGTTATTCATCGACCATTCGTGGGAATTGAATCCGGGGTAAACACTACATTCTCGATTGATGCTGTCATAAGAGGCAACATGATGTTTAGACCAAAAATTAGAGCCTCCCTTGCATATGGGCTATTCAACCAGAACCAGAACAAATTCAAGCAAGGACACCCAGTAGACACACCCTTTTCACCTCATAAAGTATCCAAATGGAGTGGTCTCAAAGACGCAATGAAAGCTATACTACCTTCGATTGGACAAATAGCTGACTTAGCGCTTCCCGGAATTTCATCACTCGTGAAATCCGCAGGGAATCTCCTCTAAGAGCGGGACCCTGAACAATACCTGTGCAGAGACTTCATAGAACACCAACGTGATGAATTTGTAGAGCAACTCGCGACTCTACCAATTGCAACACTAGCCAAACCTCTGATGCAGCAAATAGTCGACAGATACGACAGATTCCTCAAATAACACACTGATTACTTGATCGCGTTATCTGACATAATCGACTTCGAAGCCCCGATGCCAACCAAACTAGACAGGCTGGAGCTTCCCACTGATGTCTAGAACGACATCCACCTTACTACCCAGCGAGCACATCCACCACCCTTTAGAGTGGATGATGACCACGGTGACCAGAGATCAATTCAATCGTTTCGTACAATTGACTCAACTCTCACGGGAACCACAAGATAGGATCTCAATTAGTTCATGGACAACAATCCACGATCTAAATGACTTCCTCCCAGG